GTGGCCTAAAACGACTCGTAATCGTTGCGTATTGGATAATCCGACGGCTCCGGCCTACGACAGCCGTTTCCGCTATCGGACTCATGCCGCGCGGTATCTGCGCAATGGAATGATTGTAATCGACAACGCGACAGCTATCGTAATGGAGAGTTCCGAAAGTTACGAGATCGCTCTGACGTGGGGCGTATTGCAGGCTTTGAAGACATGGGTATCCGATGCTCCTAAATTATCCGATTTGCCGGATGAAGGTACGACGCTCGCGTGGGACGAGAATACGGTGCCGGATTCTTATCCGCCTGCGGCTGGCGCTTTCTTCGCCGATTATAATACAGGAGTCCCCATGCTTTCGGAAGCCAAGAAGTTCGGCAATATTCATCCGTCAGTTCGGGTCGATTGGATTCTGAAGCAGATCGAACAAGCCAACGGGTTTACGCTCGATATTCCGTCGCCGCAAAAAGAGGCGATTGAAAAACTGGCGATTCCATTGTTTGAAACAAACGGTAACATCACGAGTTGGAATGCGCAAGGCTACAAATCTTCCGACAGCTATTCGGGAAGGGCTACCGGGGTTTCCGGAGATACATGGTATGCGATTCTCCCGACAACATACACACAAAGCTCGCAGATTTGGACCGATCCCTATTTCGACACAGGGGGCAGCAGTCGAGTCCGGATTTACGTGTCAGGACAGATGCTGAAAAAATCGGCGATAGATACGCATTGGGACAATCCGTCGGTCAGGTTGTACGAAGGATCGACGTGGGACGAAGTCGTCGGCGCTGCGGTTCCCGATTACAAATGGGATGCCGAACCTATTTCCGGTCATCCCGATCAAGGGTATACTATATTATTCGATCAAGTGGTTACCCTGAAAAAAGGCACGTCCTTCTGGCTGATCTCGACCAGTGACTGGCGACTGACCGATGCGACGGTATACGTGAGTCCTTACGACGTAGACCTGCATTATCCGACGGCATATCCAATCGTTCCAAATCTTCCGAATATTAAGCAGATCGATTTCATCAAGGCATTATGCGCGATGTTCGGGCTTTTTGCCATGCCTTCGGGCACGCCGAACACGATCCGTTTGGTATCGCCGGATGTGCTATTGTCGAACATAGGCAGTGCGATTGATTGGTCGAACAAATTGATTGATGCTGGAGATCACGAGCCGAAGTCAACGGCTTTCACGTTCGGGGATTTCGCACAAAGGAATAATCTGAAATACAAGGAGGATGATACGGTAAAGATTGATGCGGACGGAGTTCTTGTCGTGGACGACGAGAGCCTTGATCCGGAGGAAGACCTTATCACACTTCCGTTTGCAGCCTCGTCTGGAAATATCATCGCGCACTATGAATGGAAAGACTCGACGAGCGGTGAAGGGCGAGAGCTCGAAGAAGTGAAGGTCGAGCCCCGCATCATGAATCTGACGAACGTGTCGGGTAAATGCGCGCTTTCGTTCGATGGGTTGAAATTCAGTGAATTGATAGCAGATTATTATGTCAACTATCAGGCGTTAATAAATCAGCCCGTCGTTATTAAAGAACGTTTTACCTTGACCGAATATGATCTTCAGACGCTTGATTACACTGTCCCCGTCTATTTGCGGCAATACGGCCGGTATTACGGTATTGTCACGATACAGACGAGCTCCGCGCATATTTGCGAGGTGCAACTATTGCAGTTATCAGAATCGGCAAATCAGTAAATATCATAGATATGGCAAATTCAGACACGAAAGAGAAGATACTCGAAATTCGGGTGAATTACGATAAGGCAATACAAGGGTTGTCCGAGTATATGGGCAAACTTGAGGAAGTCAATGCAGAAGAAAAGAAGCTGCGTGAAACTATCAAAGAAAGCGGAAAATCTACCGATGAACAACGGAAGCAGCTTGCCGCAATAAAGGCTACACAAGATGAGTACAAGAGCGCGATTCGCGATCTAAACAAAGAGGTTCAGAACAATATCAAGCATGAAAAGGAGCAAGATGGATCATTGCGTTCCTTACGCGCTCAATTATCGAATGCGACGAAAGACTTCGATAGTCTTAGCAAGGCCGAAAGAGAAGGAGCGAAGGGTAAAGCGCTTGCCAAACATATTAACGAGTTGACCGATGAGCTCAAAGAGGCAGAGGCCGAAACACAGCGCTTCTACCGCAATGTCGGTAATTATGAAGAGTCTATCAAGAAAGCCATTGCTGCGAATGTTCCGTTTATTGGACAAATTCAAAGTATGATAGATGTATCGGGTGGTGCAAGTAAGGCTATCAAATCTTTGGGATCGGCCGTCGTGAATTTGAGTAAAACGCTGCTTACGCTGTTGGCCAATCCTGTATTTGCCGTATTGGCCGGCCTTGCGGCGATCATAATGGCAATCAAAACAGCTATCAATTCGAGCGAGGAGGCGACGAATAGGTGGAATGTCGTTCTTGCTCCTCTTGGCCGCGCTATGGATTTCTTGATGAACCTCTTGCAAAAAGCGGTGGGTTACTTGTTGTCTTTCGTCGAAGCCGGAATTAAAATGTATGATTGGGCTATGAAATTGGCCGAAAAACTGCCTATTGTGGGCGATAAGATTAAAGAAATCAACAAAGCGAACGAGGAAGCGATACAGCTTGCCAAAGAAAAGGCCGATATCGAGAAACAAGCACGCGAAAATGAAGTCCTCAATGCCAAAGACGCATTAAGAGTGGCCGAGCTCAGAAAAGAAGCCAAGGATCGCGAAAATGCTACTGCAGAGGAAAGGCTGGCGGCTATAAAAGAGGCGAATAAATTGGAAGAACAAGCTGCAAAACGTAATGTAGAATTGGCCGAGCGCCGTTACAACGCCCTGAAACTCGAATCGGAGAGGGCGGAAAATAACGCCGAGACAAACGCTGAGCTCGCAAGGCTCGAAGCGGATATGTACAATGCTCGGAGAGAGTATTTTTCAAAGACAATGGAACTGTTGGAGCAGGAAAATACGGTTCGAGGAGAAATTGCCGCTAAAGCGAAAGAGGCTGCTGCTGATGTGCAAGCGCGAAAGCAGAAAGAACTCGAAGCCGTCCGAGCTGCACAGGATGCGATCTTCGCGCTGATAACTTCGGAAACGGAACGGCAGTTGACTCAAACCGAAACGACTTATAATCGACAGATCGAGGACCTGAAGAAGCGTCTTGAAACGGAAAAGGACTTGACTGTTGCCGCAAAAAGAGCGATTAACTCCCAAATCAGCGCGCTTGAGGACAAAAAGGAAATCGACCTCGCGCAGATTCGCCAGCAAGCCAACAAGGACGAGATTCAGAAAGAAGCCGACAAGCAAGCGAAGCTGATCGAGTTACGCCTATCTGCGCTTAAGGAGGGCAGCGATGAAGAATTAGCGCTCAGAATTCAGCAGCTGGAGTTGCAGAAGGCCGAGGAGATACGTGCGGCGGAAGAGTTGGGTATTGCCCGGGTCGAGGTTGAGGCTAAGTACAATAAGTTGATCGAGGATGAGCGGGCGAAGACGGCTGAGAATCTTCGCAATAAGGCGGCCGAGGAATTGGCTCTCGAATGGCAGAATAAGATCAACGAAGCTGCCTTGCACCATGAAGACACATTGCAGTTAGAAGTCGAGTGCCGGCGGTCTGAGCTGGAGGCTTTGCATCAAATGGAGGGCGAATCGGACGCGGAATTTAAAGCCCGGCAGTTGGAGGCTGAGCAGAATTACGTCGATGCAAAAAAGACGCTTGCAAATAAAGAAATGGAAATCGAACAAGCCAAATATGAGGCAGCCGCAGCGATTGCCGGTTCTTTGTCAGACGTATTCTCTCAATTAGGCGAAGACAATAAAGCAATGGCCACATTATCTAAAGTATTGGCTCTTGCTGAAATTGCGATCAACACTGGCAAGGCTATATCCGAGATGGTGGCCGCTGAGTCGAGCAAGGGATTGTTAGGCATACTTACTACCGCGGCGGGTATAGCAAGAATACTCGCTATGATGGCTCAGGCGACGAGTGTTGTCAAGTCTGCCAAATTCGCTGAGGGTGGTTTGGTTACCGGCCCCGGTTCCGGAACGTCTGATAGTATTCCTGCGCGTTTGTCGAACGGAGAGTCGGTTATGACTTCACGGGCGACAGAAATGTTCGCGCCCGTCCTTTCCGCTTTCAATCAGATCGGGGGCGGAGTGCCGATCTCCGTACAGCAGTCGAGCAGCGTGATCGAGGGCGAGGAAATGCTGGCGAGAGCAAGAGCCCCTCGCG